CAGCGGGCGCGTTTAAGAATAACAAGGCGTAACAAAAACAAACTAATCATGCGCTACGGTCACTCCCGAACGTAGCGCAGCAGTCGAGAGGAACGGAAATGCCAAGTATTGTGTCAACGGCGCAATTGCGCAACGTGCTTGGCGTTTCCGTTTCACTTTATCCAGACAGTTATTTAGACGAAATTATCAACACCGCTGAAGCGGTCATTTTGCCCATGCTGGTTGCAAACACTTCAGCAATTAACGCTTACAAACTAGAATCTAACGTCGCGACGTATTACACGCAACGCGCACATCATTTTGTTGCTGGTCAATCAGTGGTCGTTGCTGGATTACCAGCACCCTTTTCAGCAACCGTCACAGTCGTTGACGTTAAAGAATTTCATTTCACCGCAGCAATTACCAGCGCGGACGTTACATTGCGTGACATTATTCCAACAGGCACGGCAACACTTTCGGGCTATTCCGCAGCTGAAATCTATGCCAACAGTGCGCCAATTGAATCAGCCGTGCTTGCAGTCAGCGTTGAAGTGTTCCAATCACGCGTTGCAGCAGGCGGTCAGATCGAGGGCGTAGATTTTCAAAGCACGCCGTATCGCATGGGTAGAAGTCTTACAAACAGGGTGTCGACATTACTTCAGCCGTTCCTTGACGTTGAAACGGTCGTGCAATAGTGCCAGCCAATGCCGTTTCCGAAACCCGTGCAGCCTTAGCCAACGCATTTAGCGCCCTTGCTGCAAACATTTACCCAAGCGTGCCCGAAGCACCGATTCCACCCGCGATCGTGGTTGTTCCTGATTCGCCGTACATGGAAGTGGTATTGCTTGGAAAGGCACAAACAAAAGTCAAGATAAATTTTGCGATCACTGCCATTGTTGCTTCAAATAGCAACGCAGGTTCGCTGGACAATCTGGAAAAACTCATCATAGGAATTCTCGCGGCAATGCCCGCGGGATACGTTGTCGGGGTCGTTGAGAAACCGACGGTGCTTGAAGTAGGTCAATCACCAATGCTCGTCGCAGACATTAACGTTTCAACTTACTACACTCAAACAATCTAAGGGGTAAAAATGCCAACAACGGTAATCACTGGGCGCGACATAACCTTCACTATTGGTGGCAATGTTTACGACGCACAGGCAACAAGCGCAGTCCTATCAAATAGCCCAACAATCGAGACGTATCAGACATTGGACGGAAAAGTTTATCGACACATTGACGATCAATTTTCTTTCGACGTTGAAATGCTTGCAGATTGGGGCGCAACTGGTTCATTATGCGAAGGTCTATGGAACGCAACAGAATCAGCACCAAACACAGGAATTTCAACAGTGTTGACGGCAACAAGCGGTGCAACATTTACATTCCAAATTTTGCCAGCGTTTCCAAGCGCAGGCGGTACTGCACCAGACGCGCAAACCGTGTCACTATCGTTCACCGTTATCGGCACACCAGCCGAAGCGTTCTAACACAAACAATCGGGAGACAAAATGAAACTGCCAATTACGATCGAATTCACCAGCGGTGAGCAAGCAACCTACGTTGCCGCTCCGCCAGAATGGGTTCGTTGGGAAAAGCACACAGGCAACACAATTGCACAGGCACAGGAACGAATCGGAATTTCCGATCTAGTTTTCCTTGCGTACTATGCAATGAAGCGCGAAGCAGCTGGCAAACCGATCAAAACACTTGAAGTTTGGACGGAAACTATTGCGGACGTGGTTGTTGGTGAGGCAAGCCCAAAAGTTATCCCGTCGGAAGTCTAAGCCGAATAGTTTGGGAAGTAGCCCTAGCAACAGGGCTACACCCAAACGATTTCGAAAGTGCTGAGGACATTCTGACAGTCATTGAAATCATGGAGAGGCGCAACAATGGCAAGTGAGGCAATCACTTACGACAAAGCCGAATTGCGTTCAATCACGCGAGCATTCAAAGCAATGGACGACGAAGCAATCTCACAGGCGAAACAAACGTCAAGCGCGCTTGCCGATTTTGTCCGTGGCAAGATCGTCAGCGCAGCCAGTAATCTGACCCGTAACCGTTTGGACAATAAAGTCGCTGAAGGTTCAAAGGTTTCAAAGTCGTCAAAAATTGGTGAAATCAGTTTTGGTTTTGCTGGGCAAAAGTTAAGCGGTGGCGGTACGACGCAACAATTGTGGGGCGGTTCAGAATTTGGTTCAAATCGCTATAAGCAATTCCCAGTTTGGTCAGGGCGTGAGGGTCGCGGGTCGCGCGGTTGGTTTATCTACCCAACGCTAAGATCAGTGCAACCTGAGATCATTACAAAGTGGGAACAGGCATTTTCTACGATAGTTAAGAGGTACGACTAATGGCAGGTTCAAGAACCCTTAAATTATCGATTCTTGCTGAGACAAAAGACCTTGTCGCGGGCTTAAATACCGCAAGCAAGGAAACACAAACGTTTGGTGATAAGGCAACAGAATTTGGCAAGAAGGCTGCATTGGCGTTTGCGGTTGCTGGTACTGCCGCACTTGCATTCGCAGCTGACGCGGTAAAAGCAGCGGCGCAAGACGCATTGGCACAGGAGAAGTTAGCCGAAACAATTAAGGCGACAACCAACGCCACAACCGCACAGGTTGCAAGGGTTGAGGATTACATAACTGCGACGTCAATTGCCGTTGGTATCACAGACGACGAATTGCGCCCAGCATTCGGGCGTTTGGTTCGAAGCACAAAGGACACTGAGGAAGCCCAGCGTCTACTGAATCTTGCGCTTGACCTAAGCGTTGCAACTTCAAAGCCAGTCGAAACAATCGCCAACGCGCTTGGACGTGCGTACGACGGCAACACTGCTGCACTGGGCAGACTTGGCTTAGGACTTGACCAAAACCTTTTGAAGTCAAAAGACAATGAAGCAATCATCAAGTCACTTGAAACAACATACGGCACTTTTGCAGAAGGCGCAGCCGAAACCGCAGCGGTTAAGTTTGAGCGAATTAGAATTGCCACCGACGAAGCAAAAGAATCAATAGGCGCGGCACTTTTGCCAGTCGTTCAGGAATTGTCGGATTATGTTTTGACTACCGTTGTTCCAAATCTTGAATCATTTATTAATGGACTTACAGGTCAAGGCAGTTTAAACGAAGCCACAAACGACGCAACCGACGGTGCATTTAAATTTGGTCAGCAAGTGCGCAAGGTCATTGCAACCGTAATTGATCTCAAAGACGAATTGAAAATTGTTGCTGGTGTAATTGCAACCATTTTTGTCGCTTCAAAAATTGCTGCGGGAGTTAGTGCCACAATTGCATTGATCAAAACAATTATTACTGCTTACAATGCCCTGAAGGCTTCAGCAATTATTGCTGGTGTTGCAGGTTATTTTGCACTGAATCCGTTGGCAGGTTTGGCAGCCGTGGGAATTGCTGCCGCTATTTTGGCTGGTGCAACTGCATTGGTTGGACGTAGTGACGTTAACACGGACGATTTAGACATAAGCGGGGCTGCTGGTTTTTCTGGCACAATGCCTAGCGGTCAGTCATTTTCAAGTAGTTCAAGTACTGGCACTGGCACTAGTCCGTTACCAACGCCGATTTTTGGTGCGCCAAGTACTGCGGGAATTGCGAGCGCGGCGAAATCAGCTGCAACGACTGCAGCGGCAAGCAACAACGTGGTTTCAGGCAGTTTCAATGCTGGTTCATTCCGTATGGCTGAAGCGCGTGACAGTGGAAACACTTACAACATAAACGTGACGGGCGCGATCGATAGCATTGGCACTGCCCGCACAATTGCAAACGTTTTGAATGCCGAAGCAACAAACAGTGGCACGTTTAGCAATCTTGGTTCGTCGTTGTTGGTTGCGTTGTAATGGGTTGGAATCCAAACGCCGTTGTCACGGTTAACGGAATTGATTACACCGACAAAAGCCTATGGGGTGTGCAAGTCAATTATGGTCGAACAACGGTTTGGGAACAGGCGCGCGCGGGTTATGCGACCGTGCAAATTGTTAACGTCAATGATGCTCATTTGCAGTTTGAAGTTAATCAAAGTTTAGTCATAACCGTTCAGGATTCAGTCGGTGTACCAGTAACCGTTTTCACTGGTTTAGTCACTGGTATTTCAAACACAATGACAAACGTTGGCACGGTTTCGCAGGTTGGAATTCAAACATTGACTGCGCTCGCACCGTTTGCATTTATGGCACGCAAAATTGTTGGTGAAAGTGCTTATCCAAAAGAATACGACGACGATCGAATTGACCGCATTTTGACCGAAGCAGGTGTTGTCATTGACGTGGTTGATACACCAGGCGTTTACGAATTCACGGCACGCGCAGCTAATCAACCGACTGACGCTTATTCTCTTGCAGCGTTTTATGCTCAAATGGCACTGGGCTACCTTTACGAAACAACCGACGGAAAAGTCGGTTATGCCAACGAATCACACCGCTTGCAGGAAGTATCCGTCACGGGTTATTTTGAAATCCCACTGTCTTACATTTTGGGTCAGGGTGTTTCTAGCAATCGATCATTGAATGACATTACAAATTCGATCTTGTTGACCTATAAAGCCAACGCGACAAAAACTGCAAGTGACGCTGGTTCGATAGCCGCATTTGGTTTACAGGCTGCGTCAATTTCAACTGAATTGGAAAACGCGGTAGAAGCGCAGTATCAGGTTGACCGATACATCACCCTTCGTGCAAACCCAAATACGAACCTTTCAAGTTTCACAATTCCGCTTGATTCGCCAACGGTTTCATCAGCCGATTTAGACGACTTACTTGCAATTTACATGGGCAAGCCAATTGAAATTTTTGATCTACCTAATGCCATTTTGCACATTGTCTACCGCGGATTCGTTGAAGGTTGGACGCTATCGCTCAACAGGTATCAAGCAGCGTTGACCTTGAATACAACCGACGCAAGCCTGTCAATCCCGCCAACACGCTGGCAGGACGTTTCGGCGTTGCTTCAGTGGGAAGACGTTGATCCGACCCTACAATGGTTCGCGTACGAATAAGGAGACGAAATGGCTTCAACACCCGAGTATGGCTGGCCAACACCGAATGACAGTGATTATGTCAAAGACGGTGCAGAAGCCATGCGCAATCTAGGCGACGCAATCGACGCGACGGTTTATTCACAACAACTCATCATTGACGCAATAATCAGTCCGTTTCTACTAATGGGGGCATAATGGCAACAACATACAAAGTTTTGGGGCAATCTAACCCAGCGGCGACAACATCAACGGCACTGTACACAGTACCCGCGGCAACACAAGCGATCATTTCGACATTGACAGTTTGCAATCAAGCAGCGACCGACGCAACTTTTAGAGTTTCAGTTTCAGTCAACGGCGCGACGTTAAGTGCAAAAGAATACATTGCTTACCAAGTCGTCGTGCCTGGTAGCGGTTTTATTACCCTTACTTTAGGCGTAAGTCTTGGCGCAGCTGACGTCGTGCGCGTTTATGCTTCATCAGCCAATCTTTCATTTTCAGCGTTTGGAACGGAGATTTCATAATGGCGGTCAACGTTTTCCCAAGTGCAAAAGTTTTCAAAATACAAGAATTCACATCATCAGGTTCATGGACAGTGCCCGCGGGCGTTTATAGCGTCGAAGTGGAAATTGCAGGCGGCGGCGGTGGTGGCGGTGGTGTTGCAGCGGCTTCCGACAAAGTAGGCGGTGGTGGCGGCGGCGGTGCTTATTACAAGCGCATGGCTTCATGCACACCAGGAGAATCAGTAACAATCACAATTGGTGGCGGCGGCGCAGGTGGTACAACATCAGGCACTCAAGGCACAAGCGGAGTTACAAGCACATTTGCTTCATCATTAACAACAATCAACGCCGTGGGCGGCGGCGGTGGTGGTGGTTCAGCAACACCCGCTGGGCTTTCAGGTGCGTGCGGTGGCGGTGGCGGTGGCGCAAAACGCGCAGGCGGCGGCGGTGGTGGCATGGGTTCATCAGCAGCAGCATCAAATGAACAAGGTGGATTCGGCGCAACTGGAACAGTAGGCGGTGCAGGTGGTGGAACTTCATCATCATCAACGCCAGTTTTATCACAGTCAGGCGTAGGCATTAATGGATTTTGCGGTGGTGGTGGTGGCGGTGCTGCAACTTCTGCACCGCGTTATGCAGGTTCATCAGGTGGCGGAGACGGTGGGGCACAAACTGCTGGAACAAATGCAGGATTAAATGCCGTGGCAAACACGGGTTCAGGCGGCGGTGGTGCTTCGGCTTCGGCTTCGGCGGCAGCAGGTGGCAATGGCGGTTCAGGATTTATCAGATTGGGTTGGTATCAGTAATGGCACATTTTGCAGAATTAGACGCAAACAACAAAGTTTTGCGCGTTATTGTGATCGATAATCAACACGAAACAAACGCGCAAGAATACATTACTGAAACTTTAGGTTTGGTCGGCACTTGGGTTCAAACTTCATACAACGCAAAAATGCGTGGCAAATTTGCTGGTGTTGGTGACACATACGATCCAACGGCTGATCGTTTTATTGTTGCTGCACCGTATCCGTCATGGACAATTGACAAAGATTTTAATTGGAATCCGCCAACGCCGTATCCAAATGACGGCAATGGTTATCATTGGAACGAAGCAGAATTGAAGTGGGTTGAGAATGTCTAATTACCCAGACGGTACAAACGCACGCTTGATCGAAGTCGCTGCAGCTGAAGTGGGCACGATCGAGGAAGGCGACAACCTGACCAAATACGGCAAATTTACAAAGGCTGACGGTTTGCCGTGGTGCGGTTCATTTGTCAATTGGTGTGCAGCGCAGGCGGGTGTCAAGATTCATTCAGTCGTTGGCACCGCGCAAGGCGCACATAAATTTAAGGAAATCCAACGTTGGTCAGGAATGCCACAATTGGGTTACTTGGCATTTATGGATTTCCCGCACGACGGTGTTGATCGCATTTCACACATTGGAATTGTTGTCGGCTTGATCGACACAAAGACATGCTTGACGATCGAAGGCAACACCAGCGGGACAGGCGACCAACGCAATGGCGGCATGGTCATGGTGAAGGTTCGGTCATACGGTGAAGGCAAGGAAATCGTCGGTTTTGGAATTCCAAAGTTCGTTCCTTATAAGGGCGAATTTCCAAAAATCGAAATACCAACGACGGCTGCAAAGCCAAAGAAGGAGACAAAAAAATGGTCGAAGCCAAAGCCCTAATCGCGTCATGGGCGCGTTCATTCATGGCAGCAGCACTTGCCCTATACATG